GAATCGTTTCATGGCCCGGGCCGCCGCCCCAGATGCGTTCGTAGAGAGCGCGCTGCGGGGCCTGCAAGAAATCGTTTCTCACGCGCATCTCATGGTTTTCCTTGATCGTGTGGCTCCCCACATGATCGACGATGGCCATGTCCCCCTCGTTGTGTGAGAGGTGTAGGGTCCAGCCCTTGGCGGCCATGCACCTGAAGTAGTGGCAGTCCATGAAGTACAGCGGGAACAGCAGCGGGTCGTACCACGTGTTGGTCTCGTAGTTGTACTTCGGGTTGTAGAAGCTGGCCACGTCGCCGGCCCCGGTCGAGAAGATGGCGCCCCACTTTTCGCCGGCCGCCTCGAGCTCCGCACGCTTGTCCAGCATGATTTTCAGGGCCCCCGGACGGAGTTCGGCGTCGTCGTGCATCCAGAACATGAAGTCATCGTAGTTGGTCTTGGCGCGCCGGATAGCCCAGTTCAGAACCTGGGGCAAGAGCATCGGTTCCTGGGGGCCGTGCTCCCACAGAACTTCGTGATCCTCGCGGTCAGTTTCCGGCCGGGTTCCGCCCCGCACGTTGTCGATGATGATGATGGTCGACACCGTGAGTGTGGAGTGCTTGCGCAGCTCCCGGCGCGCCGACTCGATGGCCCTTTCGAGCAGATGCCGGTTGCCGGTATACGGAATGACGACGCGAAACTGGGCCTTGGGGATCGGTTCAAAGAAGTCTCGAAACTTCTCCGGATTGTCCTGGACAAACGCGGGATAATCGGAGTCCTCGATGAATTCCCATCGCTGCTCCGGGCGGCGGTACAGATCCATTCCCATCCTCAAAGCCTTCTCGATGTGGGCACGGTCCTTCCATTCCGGCGTATTCAATTCCTGGTGCGCGTTCTGCTCGATTTTTCGGATGATGGCGTCGACGCCGCCCATGTAGCTGAAGTGCCATCCGGCGTCCGGGAGGGTGATGCACTCGGACCACGGGATCTCGGAATTGTTGTTGTGCCGGGTGTTCTGGGGATCGGTGAAGAACTTGGACCGGACGGCTATGGGAGCGCTCCAACCGTCGTTCACTGCTCGACAGTTGAACTTGTAGTACCGGAAGGAGAGGTTGAACTTGATGACTTTCTTCTTCCAAAGGTCCAGATCACTCAGAACCTTAAAACGGATGATTTCGTCCACGTCCGACAGAATCACCCAGTCCTCAGGATCAAGTTCAGGGACTTGACGCACGCCGCGCAGCGTGGCGTTTCTCGTCCAGGCCTCGCGGGACCAGGCGTCGACGTTCTCCGGGTAGTCCTCGACCTTCACGTGGATGATCTTGGAATGGAACTTGGCGTACCGGTCCTTGTTGAGATCGTACTCCATGGGCTTGGGGTCGCCCTTGAAGTCACGGTTGCCCTCGACCAGCACGAACCAGTCAACGGCCGGCGACATCTCCTCAAGGCGGATTTCGAGCAGATCCAGCTCGTTGTTGAAGATAAAAACGTCCAACACCTTCATTTGAGCCTCCAGATCTTGATGAGAAGGAAAACGCAGAGGACCGTCACAGCGATGCTGCATGTCAGGACGACCGAACCCACCACCACCATGAAGGGTGTCATGCTGGCTCCCACACGAACATGCCGAACCCGGAATAGTGGCAGTCCTCGGAGATGTCGAGCTTCACGAAGGGAAGCGAATCCCACACCTCACGCATGTCGTTGATGTTGATGTCATCGAGCACCACGAGCGCGCCAGGAGCCAGCCACTTCAAGTAGATGTCGAGCTCCTTGCGCAGGTGATCGGCCCGGTGATCGGTGTCGATGAACAGGAAGTCGACGGACCCGTGGAAGCGCTTGACCAACATGGGGTTGGCGGTGCCGATGGTCGACTCGACCACGCCCGGCGCGACATCGTCCGCGATAACCTGGCAGAAGTTGGGATGCTTGAACATCTCCTCAGGCAGGCAGCGCGCGACGTCCTGGATGTCGACCGTCACCAGATCGCAGTAGCTGGCCTTGGCGGAATACAGAGCGATGGCGCTGGCCCCCGTGTTCGTGCCCAGCTCCAGAATGTTCTTTGGCTCGAACTCCTCGACCGCGGAGCGCAGCCATCGGTAGTACCAGCTCCCCTCCTGGCCGCCCAGATAGGCGCGGAATTCCGAATCACTGTTCACCTTCAAGGGCTCGGGAATCACGCTGTCCCTTGACCGATTCATGACCGCCTGATGGAAGTTCTCAAGCTGCTCTTGAGTTCTGGGTTTCATCATCCGTCCTTTCGGGCAATCTTGGCCGTCAGCCACTGGCTTGACTGGCTCTTTCCACCGCCCACGTTCCATATTACCTCAACCCCGTGTTCTTGGCACCATGAAAATTCCGGCGTATTCTCCGGGCCCGTGCGGTCACCGCCCTTGGCGAAGATGTCAGGGGCCAGAGCTTCAAGCGCGGGAATGACCGTGTCCTGTTCGGATTCGAAGATGACCACGGAGTCAACGCCGCGCACCGCGCGCAGCACTTCGGCACGCTCTTGTTCGGGCATGAACGCGAAACCCTTCTTTCGGATGAGGAAGGAATCGGCGTTGAGGATCACGATGAGACGGTCGCCAAGTTCTCGCGCGGCCAGGATGTACCGGACGTGGCCGATGTGGATGGGGTCGAAGCCGCCAGAAACACAGACCGTTTTCACGTCTTCACCTCCACGTCGGGAAGCTGGGCGCGGATGGCTTTCTCGACCTCGTACATGCTACAGTCGCCGTCCCATGCTGGTGGCACAGTGCTCAGATCCAGCACCCGATTCGGGGTCAGTTCGGCGAGGAGGCGGTCGATTCGGATGACAAGATCCGTCCGATGCGTCGGCAGAAGTTGCGACCAGCTTTTGACGTCGCTATACCACTCCTCCACGAGCTTCTGTCCTGGGGTTTTGTCGGGGTTAGGCATCGCGGGGCTCCCTGGGCGCGATGGCCTCCCGGGCGAAGTTGCGCCAGAATCTCGCATCGTAGGCAGTGTCCTCAGGATGTGCCAGGATCTGCTCGAACAGTCCGCGCAGCCGATCCACCTCTGCTTGGGAGCTCCGCAGAAGGAACCATGCAAATGCAGCGCCCCATTCGGAAGCGCTACTCTGGTGATCGTCGGCAAAATTGATGGCTTCCTGTACTCCTTCTGCCAGAGGATCTTGGACAATCTTGAGCCATTCTGCAAACTCGCGGCGTACTTTCTTCTCATCCATCTCTCACTCCTTGCTGGTCTCGTCGGGGATCTCCGGCGTGCTGGCGGTGATCCAGCTTTCGCGCCAGTCGCTGGGCCATTCGGCAATTGCGGTAGGTGGCAATGGGAAATAGAACTCCGGTCTGCGACTTTTGAAGAGGCGTCTTGGATTTTCCAGGTTGGGCTCTTCCGAACTCACGTACCAACATCGCGCGGTCCAATAGATACCCGCGCCCTCCGGCAGATTCAGCGCCGCGATCACGCGCTTTGCGGCTCGGATACATGCCGCCCTTGGGTCTTTGTCGGCATCCTGGCAGGAGTCGCAGATAGAGAAAACATTGTTACCTACCTCCTTCCCACACCGGATACAGGCGTTGATGGGGGAGGGTTCGTCGTCGGCGTTCGTCTGCTCCGCCGCTAGAAGGCCCTCGGAGGCGATGCGGTCGGCGATATCTCCCGGTGTAAGCGCCGCCGCAATTCCGGCACGCAGTATTTCATCAAGCCGTTCCTTGGCGTCCATCAGCTACCTCCCTTCTGGTCCGCGATCCACTGGCCAATGATCGTTTTTACTTGCTCGAATCGGACCCATTTGCCACGGCGGCGTGGAATCATTACCTCTGATGTCATCGATTCGGTCTCGATGTTGAACCGTTCCAGCTTGTCCAGGCGCTTCAGCAAGTCCTCGAACGCATAGACCTCGGGCGGAGTACAGGAATGCTCAAGCACCGGGTCAACGTCTTTACCGCAGCGGGTGCAGATGGGCATCATCGGGCCGCCTGGATTGCGGCCAATCCCCTCCGTGCCGCTTCCTTTTGTACAATCGGCGTGTCGTGCCTGTCAGCGATGAATGCCAGGGCCTTCAGCGCCTCGTCAATCCCGGCGACGGGCTGCGGGGCGGGGAGTTGGAGGGCGTAGATGGCGTCGATAAGAATTTCAAAAGCATCTGCCGTTATGTACACGTCAACGGGGACTTGACCTTCCGAGAGAACATAACCAATCGCCTCCCTCGGCACCACCTGACGCGATGCGGAGAGACGGCGGATAATGGGTGCAACTTCGTCGTAGCGAACAAACGCACCATCGGGCGCCGCCACCTGATCTCCGGTAAGCCGGTGAAGATGAATCCGCTCTACCCCATCCGCCCCGACGCTCGGCTCCCCGGGGGCGCTCAGAGCGGCGATGGCTTGGTCGATGTACCGTTCGCAATCGGTTGGATGCTCAACGTTTTGCTTGGCACTATCCAGCGCTTCCAGCGCCAGTTTCACGCGGTCATTCGGATTCACAATTTCGCCTCCTCGGGCGGTAGCCCGCTGCCAAGATTCTTGATCCTGCCGATGGCGATGGCCTCCTTCAGAATCACCTTGCAGGTCCATTCGCTCTGACCCGTCGCCTCAGCAACCATGCGCGCGCCTGCCAACCTGCCCCCGCTTCCCAGCTGCCGGGCGGTAGCGATGTATTCCTCGATGCCGAACGGGCCAGGCGGGCGGACGGCGGGAGCGGTAGACCGGGCGGAAGGATCTTGCCCAGCATCTCTCACCCGCGTGGGCGGCTTCATCTTGCCCCGGTGGGAGAGGGACATGGCGATGCCCTCGTTCACGACCGAGTAGAGCACCAGAAAGATCGAGAACACCAGCCATGCCCAGCCGGAGCCAAAGATGTCGAAGACGCTGCCCATGCCCTTGACTGGAACGGGCTCGAGCGCGATGACCGCGGCGCTTTCCTTTTCGACAGTGGCCCACTTCTCGGCCTTGGCCTTCTCGTTCTGAGCAAACCACGTGGGGAAGTCAGCGGGGAAGGTGCGCGCGGACAGGATGGTATAGTCGGCCATGGCCGCGTCGTACCTGGCTTTGGCCGTCTGCCAGGCCACGCTCTCGCGCGCTACCTTCAGAGCCTTCTGGTACTCCTGGGACCGGTTTTCCTGCACGGCACTCCCGAACATGAGCACGGCGGACAGAACGAGAAAGGTGCTGGCCGCGATGGCCCACAACTTCCGTCCGTCGGGCATGCGCCAGACCTGGTACATGCCGATGGTCAGGAATAGCGGGGCGATGACGGCCACCGTCCACAGGAATCCGGTCAGGATGTCCTGGGGCACCTTGACACCCAGCAGCACTACGAGGAAGGCCGCGGCAACCACCCAGCTCGAGGACCACATGCAGGCCGCGACGATGGCGTTGAAACGCTCCTCGGTAAACTTCGATTTCTCCACAATGATCTCCTCTTTGGTTCGGCCGGTCTTTCCCGGCGTATCATCCCCCGTCGGGCCTAGTCGTTTCTCACGGTCAGAGGTTCCACCAGATCGTCGAACTCGATGACGTCGATGGTGCCGCTACGGTCACGTTTCATACCTGGGTTTCTGGAAGCCTGGGCGAACCAGAAGTTCCAGGTGTGGTAGACCAGGGCGAACAGGCGCCGGCCCCGGTAGACCACCCACCCGTACCCGCTCCATGGCAGGCCCAGGACCCCCTGTCTCACCCTCCCACCTCGCTCTTCTTGAAGGTCTGGAACCCGAACATCTTGATGACGGGGTCGATCTCCATGGTCATGACGAAGGCCCCGGCGCCGTCGATTTCCTCGGCCGAGATCTCGACGCGGCCGCCGAGGCGGTTGATGAGCACGATGATGAGGTCGCTCCTCATCCGGTCAATGGCCCGGGCCACGTCGGCGTTGACCTCGAGGTTCACGGAGGTCTTTCCGGAGTTCTTGACGCTCATTCCAGACGCCCCTCGGCGATGGCCTTGCACAGTTTCATGATGCCGTCGGGTGCCGCGGTCTTGGCATTGGGCCCATGCTTGTAGTCCACGAGCGCCCGCCAGAACACTCCGCGCGCCCGGTACAGGTCGGCCAGGTAGCGCAGTGCCACGAACGTCGACGCTACAGGGTCGTACTCGTCGAACTCGCGTCCGAAGTTGTATTTGTCCCGGTAGTAGGCGTGGAACTTTGTGTTCAGCTGCCACCATCCGCGGCTGGTTCCGACCTCGGGCTCGCCCGGGCGCCATTCGCTCCACTGCAGGCCGGCGGCGATGTGGATGGGGATGCCGGTCTCGGCGCACGCAAGCAGGATGGCCTCGCGCACCGGCTCGCGGCCGAGGAACTGGTCGTACTTGTCGCCGAAGGCCAGGGTGGCGATCAGCAGGAAAACGAACTTCATGTTGAGCTCCTTTGGGAAAACAACTTTTCCACGTACTCAATACGCCGACCCAGATATGCCATGCACTCGCGGTTCATGGAATTTCCGATGGCTTTGTATCGGGGGCCGTCGGGCGCCATACCCTTGCGCCAAGGCACTAGTGTGTAGTCGTCAGGGAATCCCTGAAGGCGTTCACATTCTCGGGGCGTGAGCCGACGAACACCCATAGCTCCGGAGATCGCCGGTTGTATTCCGCCGCCATCACCGCCCTTTCTAACCGTGGGAGATTGATCTTCGGTCGCATCTTGACCGTAGTTGTTGTTAGAAAAAGCAATGGTGGGAGGTCTGGCGCTGGCCGCGATAGGATGAGACGGGTCACCGGCCTTGGGCTGACTCCTGTTCTCGGCGCTGGTGATCTGGGTCTCGTCGAAGGGT